TGTCGTGCTATCATCAAGACATGACAGAGTACAGCCCCCTCCACGATACCGGCGACGACGGTCCCTGCTCCAAGGGACCCTGCTGCGTTGATGCCCGCGAACTAGCTCACCTCGCTGAGGTTGCCAACGAATGGCTCCAAAGCCCCCCGGCAGCCATCCTGGAGCGGCGCGACACCCTCGGGGCCACAGCGATGTTCCTCCCCGACCTGAAGTACGACTGCTTCATCTACATGCTGACGCAGGCCCGCAGCCAGACCCTCGACCAGCTATGCGGCCTCCTCGACATCAGTCGCGGCGAACTGATGCGCGTCAGAAGCAAGTACGACGTGCTGGAGGAAGCCTGCAAGTGGTACATGGCTGGCATCTTCGAGGATGAGGCCGAGACCGGCAAGCGCAAGATGCCTGCCTCCATCATGCAGATGGGCCTGGAGCGGGTCATCGGCGGCATGTACGAGAAGAACGCAGAGAACAACCTCAGTGAGGAAGACGTGATGGTGATCGTCCGTACGATTGCCGACGCTGTTCGTATCCGCGTTGCCTCCCTCCAGGACCTGGACGAGGAGGTCCGGCTTGAACTCGTAAGAGGTCTGAGCGGCGACATCGTCCACGCGTTCACCATGCGCTCCAGCAGCGAGTAACCTAACCCTATACCCAGTATAGAGTTACAACGGTAGGAGAGAACCGTGAAGCAGCGCGACCGTATCGCACTCATGATTGCAGAGGCCCTCGGGGACAAGAGAATGTCCTTCGGGGACTTCTGCATGAAGTACCTGCGTCATCATTTCCCCCTCCCCGACTCCAAGTTCCATGATGCGCTCAAGGCGCGTCTCGACTGGTACACGACGCACCGCGGAAACAACGAGGTCTGGATCGCTCCCCGCGGAAATGCGAAGTCCACCCTCATCTCGCTCGCGTACATCCTCTACTGCATCTGCATGGAGACCGAAAAGTACATCGTCCTCGTCTCAGATACCCAGGCGCAGGGTGTGCAGTTCCTGGCTGACATCAAGACGGAGCTAGAACACAACGCGATCATTCGTGACGACTTCCCCCACGCATGCGGCAAGTCGGCCACCCAGTGGAACAACGAAGAGATCATCACTCGCAACAACATCAAAGTGGTCGCGATGGGGATGCGTGGCAAGATCCGTGGTCGCAAGTTCGGGGCGTACCGTCCGACGCTGATCATCATCGACGACCCAGAGAATGACGAGTCCGCCATGTCTCCCCGCCAAAGAGAAAGAACGCGTACGTGGCTCACTAAGGGCGCTGTAGCCGCAGGGGTACCCAAACACACCAACGTCATCATTATCGGCACTGTGATCAACGCAGACTGCCTGGTGGAGGTCCTGAAGAACGGGGAGCATGGCATCAGCGGCTGGACGAGCCATATGTTCAAATCCGTCATCGAATGGCCCGACCGGATGGACCTGTGGGACCAGTGGACGCTGGAGTACCATGAGGGGCAGGCAGAGGCCCGAGCCTTCTACGAAGAGAACCGTAAGGAGATGGACGCTGGTGCCCTCGTACTCTGGCCCGAGCGTGAGAACCTTTATACACTCTTCGAGTACCGAGCATCCATCGGCACGATCGCATTCGAGTCCGAAAAGCAGAACCGAGCGATCAACCCCGACCAGTGCATGTTCCGGGAGGACTGGTTCGATGATGTCTACTTCACCGAAGAGCCCTGGTTCGAAGACCGCAAGAACTGGTTCTGCTTCGGCGCATGCGACCCCTCGGTGGGGAAGGACGCGAAGCGCGGCGACTACTGCCCCATTCTAACCGTCTATTGGAAGCGCGGCCACAAACAGCTATATGTCTACACCGACATGAAGCGACGGCCGAATGGCGAAATCATCGACCGAATTCTCGATTTGCACGTCCTGCATAATTACGACCAGTTTGTCTTCGAGGACAACGGCTTCCAGGCCGTCCTCGCCGACTCGCTCGTGACCAAGATGGCAGAGCGCGGAATGAACATCCCCCTGACCACAATCACGCACACGAAGCCCAAGGACATCCGTATCCAGCGTCTGGGCGTCTATCTGGAGCATGCCTTCTTCCGCTTCGAGGGGAAGAACAAAGAGGCGACGATGGGCATCAAGCAACTCAAGATGTACCCGAATGCGGACCATGACGACTTCCCCGACTGTCTGGAGATGCTCCTCTGGCTCATCAACGAGTACGTCCGCTCATTCGGCTGATAGCACCCTGGGGCTTCTCGTGGTAAACTAAGAGGAACCCCGGAGATCCCATGAGTATTCTCGACAACTGGCGCAGAAGTCGCGTGAGAGCAGCCAAAAGGCGTGACATCCGCGAAAAGAAGCAGGATGCCATCCTGAACCTCGAAGTTCAGCAGGCAGGCATCATGGAGTCGATCTCGTCCGACTACCGTGGGATTACATCGCGCAGCATCTTCGGGGCGCAGAATACCGGCTCCGACTGGAACACGGACAAAGAGAACGTCCTGACCGGCTTTGACGCGTTGGAGCGTCGGATCAAGCAGAGCCGCGTCCTAGTCCGCGAGAACCCATTTGCGCGTTCCGCGATCACGAACCTACAGCATTACGTCGTGGGCGAGGCAGGACTCCAATTCCACCTGAATGACTCCAGCAAGAAGTCCAGTGCCGACAAGACGGCCGAGATCTTCCAGCGGTGGTCCCAGAGTGTGGACTTCATCGGAATGCAGAACGAGATCCTTCGGCGGCTTGTACGTGATGGTGCGGTCTACCTGCGGCAGTTCGATAACGCACAGTTCCGTTTCATCGAACCTCTCGACATCAAGCCTCCTTCGACGTCCGACACCGACTCGGAGAAGGACTGGGGCATCAAGGTCGCTCCCGATGACGTAGAGGTCCGTGAGGGCTACTGGGTCGTCGAGGTCGCGGGCGAGGACCCGGTCTTCGTCAAGGCCGAAGAGATCATGCACCTCAACTGGAAGGATGCGGATCGCAACGTCCTCCGGGCGTCTCCGGTCCTCTACGACTTCATCGAGTTCCTCGACGGGGCTGCGGGCATCATCCGCAACATGCGGGCACTGATCAGAGTCCAGACGAGCATCGCGATCATCCGTGAGCACCCTGAGGGCATCTCCGGCACCCAGATCGCTTCCTGGGCCACAAACCGCTCAGAGCAGATCACCGACGGCGATACGGGCCGTACCGTCCGGCAAGAGAAGATGGAGCCAGGCCAGGCCCTGGACGTTCGCCATGGCGCGAAGATCCACTTCCCGGCTGCCCAGATGCATGTGGAGAAGATGGTCGCGGGTCTCCAGGCCGAACTGCGCGCTGTAGCCGCGGCACTCGGTCTGCCCGAGTTCATCTTCACCGCATCGGCCGATAGCAACTATGCTGGCCTCATGGCAGCCGAAGGCCCGGCCGTCAAGACCTTCGAGGCCACCCAAGGCTTCCTCGGCAACTTCCTCATCGAGATCTTCTGGCGCGTGATGCTGGTGGGTGCGACGACGGGGCTGAAGCTCTCCACCCCGGATGGGCAGGAGGAGGCGTTCAAGTTCCCCAGCAAGGTCCTGAAGATGACGGTCAACGTCAAGGGACCGAACGTCAAGAGCCGTGAGCAGTTCTCTGAGGCACGCACCGCGGCGATCTATGCAGGTCTTGGGGTCATTTCACCCCAGCAGGTGGCAGGCTCGCTCGGTCTCGACTACAATGAGATGCAGCGTCAGATCGAAGAGCACAACGCCAACCATCCCGACTTCGTCTGGCCCCCTCAGTTGAATGAGGACGATGATGATGAAGCGGACGGTCAGAAGACCGGCTCAGAGAAGCGCAACGCTGGTGGTGGCACTGGCGGAAAGAGCACCGATGCAGGCAAGTAAGAACGAGATCACCGAGATCGCCATGGCAGTAGCCCTCGCGGTCTCGGTGCAGGAGAAGGACTCCATGGCAAAGACAAACGTGAAGCTGTTGGGTACCATCGCAGGTATCCTGATCTCGTTTGCCGCGCTGCACTCGATCTACTTCATGCCCAGTATCCGGGAGGATACGAGGGCGATCATCAATGAGAGAGTTGAACGCATCGAGCGCGAGAAGGTGGACGTAGACGTCTTCCAGATGGTGCTTGAGCGACTGACGAGCATTGAGCGAAAGCTCGACAAGAGGTAGCACGGGAAGTTGACACCCGTGATACACTACCTGCAACGAAGGG